AGAGTGACCATGAAAAAGCTCGTCTTCATTCTGTCTCTGCTCTGCGTCGCCGTCCTGGCCGACAACTACGCCGTGGTTGAAACTGCAACCGGCCACGTGACCAACATCATTGTGTGGGACGGCACCGCGCCGATTGCCACGCCAGCCGGCTGCACCCTGCGGCCAACTGTGGCTGGGGATGCGATTTATCAGCCCCCGGCTTCCCCCGCACCCACGCAAGCCGAAGTGCTGACGGCTCGGGCCGCGGCGCTGCTGGCCGAGGACGGCAGCAACCTGCGTGATGATGTGGGCCGGTTCCTGGGGCAGGTGCAGGCGCTAGCGGCGGCCGGCGTGACGCTGCCCAACCCGTTGACCTTCCGAGAACTGATGGCGGCCATCGAAGCCAACTGGCCGGCTGATCCCGGTCAGGCCACGGCCGCCGGGCTGCGGCTGCGCACTGCCTGGGATGACGTGGTGTACCACTGCGGGACGTTGCGCGAGGCGGATGAATTATTCCCGTATCTGACGCAACTTGTGGCGCAGTAGGAGTAGTCGTGACCATGAAATGGTTCACACGTTTACCAGAGCCACCAGAGTACGACTACTTCTGGTGGCTCCGTAATTACCCTTATGAGAGGGGCGTGCTTGACTGTAGCAATAAAGCCGCGGCCTACTATTTCCGGCTTCGAGCCCTCGGTATTGAGGCCAAGGTGGCACGGGTTATGTTACAGAAACAGCACCACGCCCTCCTTTGGGCGCGCGTCGAAGGTCAAGAAGTGTATCTTGATCCGACAGATGGTACCTGGGGTTGGTGGATTGGACAGAACAAGTTTCAGTTCACAGCTTTCACGGAACCAGACACAAGCAACCCCTCCTACTACGTGGATGGAATCACGTATCAGGAGTTTCTAAGGAGTTAACGATGCACTACTCCCTCCCATACTATACGCAGGAAGGTTATCTTCAAACTGCGGAGGTGGACATCCAAGCTGGGCAGAAGGCGTTTCAGATCACGCCTTTTCACTTCCGACGGATCAGCAAGAAGCATTACCTGCTTCTGGCGGATTTGATCATTTGGGATGGGGAGAACATCCGTCTTCTGCGTCGCGGCTTCGGTTGCAACGGCATTTCGGTTCCTGATCCTCTGGATTTCTATGTGGAGCGGGACGATTACTTGATCGCCGCATTCTTCCATGATGCTGACTACCTCTACCATGGCGGTTTGATCTGGCGTGGGGCTTGGGTTTGGTTCTTGGTCAATAAGAACTACGCAGATCGGCATCTTCAAGAGAGCATCCACGAGTTGTACGGTGTGCGTTGGACAAAAACATTTGTTATCTGGTTTTCAGTTCGAGTTGGTGGCCTCTATTCGTACTATTGGGGCACGTGCAATTGGAATTGTGAGAAGTGCAAATGGCGGAAGACTATGGGCTGTCCCTACACTTTTCGACATGCACCTACAACTTTTGGAGAACTCAAATGAAGCACAAACTCGGTTGGATACGCGATCCACACGACGAGCGCGATTACCAGTTCAAATCTGGCCTGCTCGACAGGCTGATGGCCAAAGATCACAGCGATCTATCGCATCTCGTTTCGATCTACGATCAATTGGTTATCGGGTCTTGCACTGCACAAGCCCTTGCCCAAGCCGTTCGTATGTGCCGCTTGATCAATGGCAAAGAGCCCTTTGATCCTTCGAGACTATTCATCTATTTTGCTGAGCGCGAGCTTGAAGGCACAATCAACGAAGATGCCGGTGCAATCATTCGTGATGGTTGCAAAGTTCTCGCGAAACTTGGTGCTCCACATGAGAGCCTCTGGCCCTATGATGTGAGCAAATTCCGTGAACGGCCCAGCAAGACTGCCTACGATGATGCTATGGATCAACAGGTGATCCGGTACTATCGTCTCCCGCAGGCGCTGTTGAGTATGCGAGCGTGCTTGAGCACTGGCTACCCGTTCGTCTTCGGTTTCAAGGTGTACGAGAATTTTGAAACCATTGGGGCTGACGGGATCATGCCTACTCCGCACGGTGAATGTCTTGGCGGTCATGCGGTCATCGCAGTCGGGCACGATGATAAGACAAAGCGGATCAAAGTGGCGAACTCGTGGGGCACCACATTTGGCGACAAGGGTTTCTTCTACATGCCCTATTCGGTTACCGTCTCGCCCCGACTCTGCAACGACTTCTGGACTATTCGAGAGGTGGAATGATGAAAAAGCTCCTGATCCTCGCTTGCGTAAGTGCTTTGATCTTGTTGACTGGTTGCAAATCCTTCTTTGAAACCACGAAGGACAAAGGGATCAATGCCAATTCCAATGGGTTTGGCATTGATTTCAGTACGGGCGTTAGTTCCACGAACGCTACTCCGATGCCCCGGTTCTTCATCGGCTGGTTGACGGTTGTGTATCAATCATTGCCGGAGGTTGGCGGAAACAATCGTCGGGTCTATTATAAGACCCAAAGCGGTTCATGGCTCTATCCGCAAACCGTCAAGAACGTGACCGTGTCTTCCATTGAAGTTTCTGACAGTCCGCTGGCCGCCAACATCGAAACGGAGTTAGAAAAATGACAGTGATCGAGTCTATCAATGGACGGTTAGAGAGACTCGAAAATGGTTTTGGTGCGTTAACAAAAACAGTCAACGAGTTCATAACCGAAGTTCGATCAACTGCCGCCGCACAGGCGCAAATCTGCATCAACGCCTCCAAACAGCGTGACGAAATGTATAGGAGCCTCTACGGGGATAAGTCACTTGTCTCGCGAGTGGAGACTCTTGAATTGAAAGTCGGGATTCTTTGGTGCTTGATTGGTGCCGCACTGCTAGGTCTCGGTGGACTGATTGGAGCAGGGTGTTATAGAATTTATATGCTCCACGGAGGCTAATCATGGGACTACAGGATCAATCCAAGTCGTTCTTCTTGAAGAAGGTACTTACCGGACTCAACAGAAGCGCCATCCGGAAGTGCAGTAAGTGGGCTGAGAAGTATCGGGTTATGGGGAAACCATATCCTGGCCCCTGGACCTCTGCTCACCACCCTTGGATTGATGCTGTAATGGACTCCGAAGCAGAAATGATCGCGGTGTCCAAGGCCGCCCAGCTGGCATTCACTGAGGCGGCCCTCAACAAAACATTTTACGCGAACGACATACGGGGTGACAGTGTACTCTATATCTTACCGACTGAGGGGGATGCTTCTGATTTTAGCGCTTCTCGTTTTGACCCTGCTCTTGAATTGTCTCCGCATCTGCACGCGCTGTATACGGACGTCAAAAACGTGGGGCACAAGCGGGCAGGTGCGGCGAACCTGTTCGTGCGAGGGTCAAGATCGAAAAGCAAACTGAAAAGTTTGCCGGTTGCCTTTGTTGTCTGTGACGAGCTCGATGAAATGGATCAAGACAACATCGCGTCTGTGATTCAACGTATGGCAGGGCAACCGTCTCACCAATGTTTGAAACTAGCCAATCCTACCATTGAAGGGTATGGCATCAATAAGGATTTTAAGCTTTCTAATCAAAAAGAATTCTTCTTCAAGTGCCCGCACTGTTCGCGCCTTACAAGTCTAATCTTTCCGGACTGTCTGATCATTACGGCCGATGAACCCACCGACCCGAGGATCAGAGACAGTCATTTGATCTGTAAGGAATGCAAAGGTGTTCTTAAGCATGAGGAAAAGATTCTATGGTTGACTGGTGGTATTTGGGTGCCAGCCTTTGTTGATCGTTTGATCGACGGCTACACAATCAGTCAATTGTATTCGTTTACGAAACGTCCTGACGAGATTGCCGCTCAGGCTATTCGTGCGCAATACGATCAAACCGAAGAGCAGGACTTGTACAATAACACGATTGGTACCGTGCACTCCGTTGCTGGTGCTCGTGTTACGGACATGGATTTGGAAGAGTGTTTGAAGCTCTCGACCTTCACCATGGCAGAATCCCGTACCAATGGCCATAGTTTGATTACCATGGGCATTGACGTAGGCAAATGGATACATTATGAGATTGACGAATGGTCAGTGAAAGTTGGTACCGGCCCTGACCTCAATTCATCCGCTACGCCACGTGTTCTTAAGGTTGGTAAGGTCACGGAGTTTGAACAACTTTACACCATTATTGCACAATTGCGGCCCAATTTCATTGTTTGTGACGCAAATCCGGAACGCCGTAAGGCACTGGAATTTTGCCGATCGCTCCCCAATTGTCGGTTATGCATCTACGGCAATGCTGTTAGTGGCAAGGAAACCGAAGATACGGATGGCAATGATCTATTGGTCAAGGTTGATCGCACGGCATGGTTGGATTTGAGTCTTGGACGTTTCCGGTCGAAACGCATTTTGATCCCGCGGGACATTCCGGAAGAATACAAGAAACACATCAAGGCACTAGTCCGCGTTCCTAAGAAAACCAAAGATTCCACGAATCCAAACATCGTCGAGTATATCAATACTGACGACGATCACTTCGGGCACACTCGCAACTATTGTGAGATCGCCCTCAAACTTGCATTAGGAGCCGGCTCGCATGAAAATCTCTGAGCTTAGAAATCCTGAATATCTCACAATGTCCCCTTATTGGGAAACGTATCGCGATGTGTTTGCGGGTGGCAAGCCGTTCATTCGGAAGTACCTGCAGAAGTATTCAGCATTGGAAACGGATGCTGATTTCCAGTTGCGCCGGGAAATGTCTTATTGCCCTGCCCACGCGAAGGCTGCTGTTGTTGAGATCAAAAACGCGATCTTCCAACGGATGAATGACATTACCCGCAATGGTGGGAGTCTTTCCTACCATAAGGCGGTTGATGGCGAGGATGGTGGCGTTGACCTGCAGGGTCACAATATGAACCAGTTCCTCGGTTCGATTGTGCTTCCTGAGCTTCTGGTGTTGGGCAAGGTTGGCATCTATGTCGACCGAGATCAATTGCCCGAAGGTGCTTCTGTTGCCGATGAAGCCGCTGTTACCCCGTACCTGTATGTCTACCCCGCTGAGGATATCTTGGCATGGAGATATGACAAGAAGCATATCTTGAGTGATGTGCTCTTGCAAGAGACGGTGCCGCAGGAAGACCTCGAGACGCACCTGTATGTAGCACGTAAGGTGCAGTACCGCCTGATCAATCTGCATGAAGACGGTGTGCAGGTTCGAGTGATTGGTGATGATGGGGTGATCATCAAGGACACGACACTTGATCTGAAACGTATCCCCTTTATCATTGGTGAGTTGAGTCATTCCTTGTTGGAGGACGTTGCTTCCTACCAAATCTCGATGCTTAATATCGCCTCCAGCGATGTTCACTTCATCTGTACTGCCAACTTCCCGTTCTATACCGAACAGTATGACCAACAGACTGAGGCCGCAACCCGTTTCGCCCAAGGGGTAATTGGTACTACTTTGAGTGCTGAGGAGCGTGCCAAGCTTGAAACGGATGCCAAGAAATCCATCGAGGTTGGTACGGTACACGGTCGGCGTTATCCGAAGAATATGGATCGCCCGAACTTCATTGCTCCGCCTTCGGAACCGTTGAAGATTTCGATTGAGAAACAGCAACAGATGAAGGACGAGATTCGTCAACTGGTTCAGTTGGCCCTCTCGACCATCGGATCAAAAACTCAAAGTGCTGATTCCAAGAAATTGGATCAGACGGGGTTGGAGAACGGGCTGGCCTGTGTCGGTCTGGAGCTTTCTCACATTGAACAAGAGATCGCCAAGATTTGGGCGATGTACGAAGGTACTGATACCTGCGCCAAGATCACATACCCTGAGACTTACAGCTTGAATCTGGACACGGATGCTCGTTGCACGTCTCTGTATGAAGAACTGAATCGCACGACTTCGGTGACTTTGCAGAGGATGTTGGCCTACCGCATCGCCTGCCTGCGTGTCGGTAACAGTGCCACGGCTGATGAACTCCGCAAGATTGAACAAGAGATCAACGCAGCGAGTGTCCTGGCTTGCGATCCTGACACCATTCGGACGGTTGTTGAACTTGGCCTCTTGAGCAATGAAACCGCCTCGAAGAGCCGTGGGTATCCTGCGGACGAAACGGTTAAGGCTGAGGATGATCATGCTCGACGCGTTGCGCGTATCGCAACAGCCCAGCAGGAGGCAACCGAAGCCGCCCGCGGTAATCCTGATGCCGCGAGTTCGACCAAAACGGATGCTGAGAAAGCGGGTTCACAGGGCGCTGAAATGAATGATACTGGGAGCCGGAAGACACGCGGAGGTGGCAAATGACCGCGTATCTTACAATTGAGGAAGCTCAAGAGTATTTTGATACCGTCATGAATTCCCAACCCTGGGACCTGGCGGATAATACCTTGAGATCAAAAGCCTTGCTTTGTGCTTCGCGTGCTATCGACAATCTTGCATTCACTGGTTACAAAACATCATCCACTCAAGAACATGAATTCCCTCGGAACGGCCTCACCACAATTCCCCAAGACATTCTCAATGCCTGTTGTGACATTGCTAACGCTTTCCTTGATGGGTACGATCCCGAGAAAGACTTCCGAAGCTTGCGAGTCGTTTCACAAGCCTTCGGGCAAACGCGGTTGACCTACAACGCTGACGCAAGGGTTCATCTCGCTGCCGGTATCCCCACTATGACCGCTTGGAGATACCTGCAACCTTATTTGCGGGATGATCAGTCCGTCCACGTATGCAGGGTGTAAACAAAGGAGCAGAAATTATGAAAACTCACATGATTTGGAGCCGCTATGGGCTCGTCCGGTTCGATGGTGAATCGAAGACATTCACTCAGGATGAAGTTAATCAGATCCTCGCGAAAGAGCGGGGTGAAACCGAGAAGAAGTTCAAGGGCCTGAGTGACGAAATTGATCTTCTCAAGTCCAAAACGACCATGACGGCCAAGGAGAAAGCGGAACTCGAACAGCGTCTTGAGGCAACTCGGACGGCTGGCCTGAGCGATCTCGAGAAGGCCCGGCATGATCTTGAGACGTATCGCAAGGAAAGCGAGAAGAGTCTCTCGGAAACGAAGAAGGTGGCGGAAGACTACCGCACCCGTTACGAGACCTCTACCATTGTTCGTGCTATCTCGGATGCTGCCTCGGAACACGGTGCTTACGCTCCGGAGCAACTCGTGGCCTTATTGCAGCAAAACACTCGACTTGTCGAGGTTCTGGGCGAGGACCAGAAGCCTACCGGCGAACTGAATCCTGTTTCCAAGCTCGAAGATGTGGATGCCAAGGGCAAACGCATCATTCTGGAGCTGTCGCCCAAGGACATCGTCAAGCGCATGAAGGAAATCCCGCGTTATCAGAATCTGTTCAAGGGCACCGGAAAGGGTGGCCTTGGCGACGGGAAAGACTCCACGCGCGGTGGCGGTGCCACGGATATGGCCACCCTGGCCAAAGACCCCGAAGCCTATCGCAAAGCCCGCAAAGAAGGTCGTATTTAACCACTGAAAGGTACGTATGAAGACTCTTTTCTCTCGATTCTCGCTCGTTCGCCACGACAATGACAACGAGTGCATGATCCCGGAACGGTGGGCGCAGGAAGCGCTCATGCAGTTGGAAGCCAACCTGGTCCTCGGCAATCTCGTGTATCGCGACTTCGAGAATGCCCTGGCCCAGCAGGGTGACACGGTCAACGCCCACCGGCCGCAGACCTTCACCATGAAGCGCAAGAAGGACAATGCCGCGGTTACCACGCAGGACGCCAAGGTGGACAACGTCCCCGTCCGCTTGGATCAGCTGGGCCACGTGTCCTTCCTGCTGGGTGATCGTGAGCGGTCGCTGGCCTTCAAGGATTTGATCGCACTGCACCTGACCCCGGCGGTTTCCGCCATCGCTCAGGGCATCGAGCAGGTTCTGCAGGCGCAGAAGTACTCCTTCCTCGCCCGCTCCGTCGGCAAGATCGGCACCAAGCCCGACCGCACCACGATCATCGCTGCCCAGACCATGGCGAATGACCTGCTGTGGCCGGCCGATGGCCGGTTCGGTATCGTCACCGCTGGTCAGGATGGCGCGTTGAAAGAGATCACCGACTTCAACAACGCCAACAAGATCGGCGATGATGGCAGTGCGGTTCGCGAAGGCTCGCTGGGCCGCCTGTTCGGCACCAACTGGCTGATGTCGCAGAACAACATCGTGGTGCCCGAGGGCAACTCGACCACCACCGGCGCGGTTGATAACTCCGCTGGCTATGCCATTGGTGCCACTTCCATGACCGTTGACGGGTTCAGCGGCGACATCGCCATCGGTTCGTGGTTCACGGTCGCCGGTGAGGGTGCCCCGCACCGCGTCACCAACCGCACCTTCGGGACGGATGGCACCACCTCGCTGACCTTTACCCCGGCCCTGCGGTACGCCGTGGCGAATGATGCTGTGATCACCGTGGTCGACCCCGGTGCGATCAACTACAGCGCTGGCTACCTGGCCGCCGATCGCGCCATGGATGATCTGGTGATCGATGGCTTCACCGTTGCGCCCAAGGTTGGCCAGTTGCTGACCTTCGGTGCCGGTTCCACGCCGTATGCCGTGTTCGGCGGGAACGCCCCGTCCACCACGCTCATGTCGCTTGATCGGCCGATCGAGTCCGATTTGGCGAATGGCGATGCCGTGAACCTCGGCCCTGCCGGTTCCTACGGCTTCTGCATGCACCGCAACGCCATCGCCCTGGTGACCCGTCCCCTGCTTCCGCCCCCGGCCAACTCTGGCGCGTCGAGCTTCGTGGCGACCTACAATGGGCTGTCCCTGCGCGTGACGATCAGCTATGACTCCAACTACCAGAAGGTCCGCGTCACCGTGGACATTCTGTACGGCGTCAAGGTGCTGGATTCGCGCCTCGGCTTCCTGTTCCTGTCCTAACATCAACGAGGCGGCCCTCCTTCGGGAGGGCCGCCTTTAACGCTAAGAGACTGCCATGCTGAAAGACATTCTTTACAATCTCAAGCAGGAGTATGGCCGATTCTGTGCTTTGTACCGTACTACGAGTGTTACCCCAAACTTCTCAACCGGGCGGGTAATCACTTCCTATCAAGTCGTGATGATTGATCGGGCGATCGTTCTGCCGGTCAATATTGCACGCAAATTTTCTGTGAACGCTTTGTTTGGTGTGGACAAAGTGGAATTCCCCATGGGTGGGATGTATGATATTTTGGATCGGGTGCTCATTTTGGACGGCCCCTCCGCTGAATATGGGCAGGATGATTACGCGATTATTGACCGCATGAAGTATCAGATTCAGAAGCTCGATTCTGACAATATGTACTATCTCAAGGCTCTGCGCGGGACCTCACCCTATACCCAGACCGTGCAGAATCTTCTGAAAAATGGGCAAGTGATCTCAGATCGAGTTCTGATTGCTCTTGACGAGTACGTGCGTACTCTTTCCAATGCTGATCTGATGGCGGGGTACCATACGTTGATCTGTGGGCAAGACCCAAAGTTCGATCTACTTGGAGTTGGAACGTTGACCACGAGTGCAACGTATCGTGAAGTGGGCTTAAAGGGTGGGATTCTTCTCCCTACCGTGACCATTACGGCTCCTGCGCAAGACCTGACTGACTTTGGCGTCAACTTCCATTGTTACGGAGACTGCACCTTAACAAGTAGCGAACTCGTTGTAGGCCCTCACCAGTTGGAATTTGGTACCTATACGTGGACACCAACTATTGATCTTGTGGGTTCAATCTTTGTTACCTCTTATGCAGGTGTCTTGAGTATTTATAAGAATGGCGTGTTGGTACATACGGCCGACGTTTCAACGATCACTGGATCAAATGGTGCAAGCTACGTTTTTACTGGCAATGGGTATCTCAGAGCAGTGTATATTGGCAAAGCAGTGGCGTCCATACACACAGCTATCAAGGCTTTCAATCGGAGGCTAGGGCGCGATGTTGATTGATCCATCATATCGTCTTTGGACGAAAAAATCTGTAGCGAACCATTTCAGTTCGCTATTAGCCGGCATCTATTTGGAGGGTTTGCATCATTGGCAACAGGGTGCCACTGGTTACGAACTCCGCATGAATGGCCCAACAATCAAAGAGGTTGAGGGTATTGTCTCCGTAGACATTAATGTCTTGGTTCGTGCGGCCCTTACGGATGATTTGTTCCTTGCGGACAAAATGATCCAGACTGTCATGACTGCATTCAACGATGCAATCCCACTCTACAAGTATGACGGAGTGGAAACCGGCCCGTTCACCTGTCTGCTCCGTAAGTCTGATCTTTTGATCCGGCACATCCCGTTGATCGAGAATAATGTGGATGTGGCCCAGGCTTACGTGCAGGCGCATTATGAAGCGGACACAACCCAATCCGTGATTGTTCATGAAACAGAATTGGGTCAGAATTATTTCCTCTTGCATGACACTGTGACGCACGAAGTCCGCAAGTTCTGGCTTGAGAATGGTGCGTTGACCTCAGAGGCTCTATGATAAGTTTGTCCGGAGCAATATTCTAATTAACCGGATCACTATTTGATCCAACCAACGGAGATTCAAATGGCTCAGATCGATCTCAAGTATGCAACCGTGAAAATCGGTAGCATCGAACTCGTGATGGGCGAGGGCAACCTCACCTATTCCGAGAAGCGCAACATGGAGTACAAGCTCGACCGCGGCAAGCTCGACGATGTGCGGAAGGGCGACGAAGTTCCCATGGACGTCAAGTTTGACGGCAAGTGGGAATACATCATGGGTTCCGCCAATGCGTTCCGCGACATCCGGAGCGAGAGTGGTGCAAGTTCCGATTCCGATACCTGCCGCCCCCGCGCGGTGGATATCGAGATCACCTTCGCCCCGCCCTGCACCGGAACCTATACCAAGGTCACTCTCCCCGACTTCCGCTGGGAGTCGATGGATTGGGATCTCAAGGCTGGTACCGTGTCCTGCTCGGGTAAGTGCAATGCCGAACAGGCGATCTTTGGGTAAGCAAACAAAGGTGGAGGGTGGGCAACCACCCTCCCTTTTTCACTAAGGAGACTGTAACATGCGTTTCAATGGACAGCAAGTGCTTCCGCCCCTGGAACACAACGTGGTTATTCCGCGTCCGGATGGTGATTTTGTGTTCAAGATGCGGGTCGTTACGGATTTCGAGGCATTCGATGCCGTGTATCCGATTCCCGAACCACCCTTCATCCAAACCCCGGGACAGGACAAACCCTCCCCGATGCTCACGCACCCGAAGTATATCGAAGCCGTGGAGAAGCGCGGTCGGGCGCGTCTGGACTGGTTGATCCTGCAATCCTTGTCTGCCACGCCGGAACTGGCCTGGGACAATGTGAAGATGGACGACCCTTCGACCTTCCATCTGTATGGTGAGGAATTGAAGAGCGCCGGTTTCACCGCTCCCCAAGTCAATCGGATCATTGCCGGCGTCTTTGAAGTCAACGGCATGGATCAAGACAAGATCGAACAGGCGCAAAAGCGTTTTTTAGCTGGTCAGGCCAAGCAGTAAAGAGTGCCAAATTACCGCAAGGCCGGACAGAAGCATACGCCATCTGGCGCGCTTGTGAACGTTTCGGGATACTCCCTCCCGATGTGAAAGCAGATTGGTACGAGAACGATCCATGGATGCAGAGTTGCCTTGTAGGCTATTCGCAGATTAGGTGTTACGAAGAAGCAGAAAGGGCCTGCCCACTGTGAAAGCGTCATTCACCAAATCAAAGTTTTTGAACCCCGCCACTCGCCATGGGAAGCGGCGGGGTCTTCTTACAGAAAGCATGATGCGCAATGTGCAGATTGCTTGGTATCACTGTATCGAAGCATTTTTAGCGGGGGCGAATGAAGGATTTGAAGATCATATCGACACTGGTATGAGTAAAGCAAGTCTTCGCCCCCTAGCCAAAGCTGTCGAAGATGTGTTAGGGCCGACACCCATCACACAAGAATTTTTCAATTTCGCACCGTACATTGAATCCCGCCCTACTTGGAGAGACGAAGGCGGGAAGCTGCATAGAACTCCAGTTAAAGATCGTGCCTTAGGTGAGAAAATTGGTGGCACAGGCTGGAATATTTATGTGGGTAAAGGTGGTAAATGCACCTTCGAGTATGAGTCTCACATTTACCAGTGGTTGATGCTAGAGGGTCGTATACCCCCAGGTAAAAGGGACAAGCAACAGTTCCAATGGTGGCCGATGACCACTGGCCATTTGCGGTTCGAGGGTGCCGCACAGAATTTGATCAAGGGTACAATCCCAAGTCTCGTAAAAGCGAAAATCCGGGCAAGTCTTGGGTTTGGTGAAAATACGGATCTCATTCAGGAATACGTCCCGTTTTAAGGAGTTCCGATGAATACAAGCGACAGCTATTCGTTAGACATGTCTCAGGCCGTTAAGGCCATGCAAGATTTTGAAGCCCGTTTGGCCAATACTACCAAACAGCTTGGCCAGTTTCAAGATGTCTTTGCGGCCATGTCCAAACTGGAAGATGCGCCTCTCAAGAAACTTACGACTGCCTACAACGAACATGGCGTGGCTGTTGGGCACGTGATCAAAGTTACCGAAGACGGTACCAAGGTTATTGAGCGTTCGATCAAAGTCAATCTGAGTAAGGTTGAGTCTGAACGGAAAGCCAGAGAAGCCCTTGATGCAACCGAAGCGGCAGAACGGAAACGGATTCAGACTTCTAAGGAAATGGTTGCCTCGTTGCGGGCTACCAACGATTCCAAACTTACAAATGCTGGCCTTACAAGGGGCTGGTTGAGCGACAAGGATGTTGCTGGCCTCGACAAAGGCATTTACAAGATCGCGGAGTTTGCCTCACAGAGTGGAATGTCGGCCAAAGAGTTCAATACGTTTGTCCGACAGGTCGAGGCTGGAACCGCCAAGATTGATACGGCTACTAAGGCTTACCTTCAAAGTGAACTCGTTAGCCTGAACCAGATCACCCGCGCTCGTATTGAGTCTGTGACCGCATTGCAGAAACAACAGGCGGCCCTTGATGCAACCGAAGCGGCAGAACGGAAACGGATTCAGACTTCTAAGGAAATGGTC